TGGTGCTGTTGTGCATGCCGAAGTCATCTTTGACTTTGAGCGTAAAGACAGCAGCAAAAAGCCCATCTTGAATCGTCCAGATTCTGAGATTGCCTATAAAAAGCATTCGATCTTTGCAGTACCAAGCAGCGCTGAAACCTATATCAGTGTAGACGCGCAGACGCAGATGCAAAACGAGTTGGGGATTTCTCCACAAGCGGCGGCGATGGGGCAATTGCAAGCCAAGCAGTACCTTGAAGAAAACTATTACCTATTCTGGTTATTGGCACTGCAAGCGCGTAAGGCAGGTCGTGTGATCCAGTTTGACTATGCGCGTGGTGCAGATCCCGGCTTGGCAGCCTCCTACAACAACACCGCTGATGGTATCGCGTATATCAATACCACCTTGCGTACTGCTGCACTCAATATCCGCAACATCACCTTAGACAACGGCTCGACCGACATTATCGCTGGTGATCACGCTTGCATCTTGCTGTCGGTACTCGACGAAAGCGATTCGTTCAAGCTTGTAGAAGGCGCAGTGATGAACAACGGGAACGTCACCCGCATGGGTAAGTTCTCGGACGGTCGTGGCCTGTACCATTTGCCAACTCAAGCTGGGATTTTGCCCGAAGGTGCCACCACCGCCACCATCATGGTGGTTGCGCGTGGTTCACGCCCTGAGCTCAATCCTACCGTAGGCATGACGGCTGTGCCACCCACTTTTATTGACCTCACCAACAAGGCGTTCGAGAAAGGCGTGGGCTTTTATAGCCGTCGTGCGGTTGATGTGAATCCACACCAACAGTATGCCGATGGGGTTTACCTGATCGACATGATCAACCTGCCACAGCTGTCCTAACCGACAGCTTTCAGTAGGCTCCTAGAGGATTAGATCATGGCAAAAACACCAACCCCAAAGATCACAACAACGTCACAAGCTGCTGGTGCGAGTGCTGCCGCTCCAGTAGCACCCGTAACAACTGAAAGTAGCACTGTGCCATCTGCACCACCTGAAGGCGATAGCACCAATAGCACCGGTACGGCTGATCAGACCAGTGAAGGACAACCTCAACAGCCTCAGAGCGACAGTAGCACTGTGCCAGATGCCAAACCTGTAAGTTTTGACCTTTGGGTGAAAAATTTAGGGGCATTTTCTAAAACTGAGCCGCGCTCCAAGGTGCTGCTTGGTGCAGGGCAAATCACTCAGATCCAGATTGCATCGGCGGTGATGCGTCAGACCATCGAGCGCAACATTGAACAAATGAACCACCTTGCTGGTGGTCGTCTGTTGGTGTTGGTCGATCAGCCTGTCGTATCTGAGCCACAAGAGGGCAGTTGATATGACCTTTCAAACCACCAAGATCCTTGGCGCTGCACCGGGTGTGCAGTACCAAGGGGTACAGGACAACAGTGGGGGACCACCACGACCAAACCTGTCGATTGGGGTGGTGGTGGGTGATTTTAAGCGTGGCTTGATTGACCGCATGTTCCCCGTCACCAAAGAAACCATTCGGGCGCGTCTGGGCTATGACCCTGATAACCGCGCCTATCAAGTTGTCCAAGACGCTTTGGATCTCGGTGTGCCGCAAGTGTGGGTACGCCGGATCCGTGGTCGTATTGGCCCATCGGAGGAATAAGCGATGGATGGTTATACCTTACCCACCTATAGCATCAATGTGTCTGCAACCGCAGTTGCAATGGGTGCAGCGGTTGTTGACCCAGTGCTGACCATTTCGTACAGCATGAATGATGTGTTTAACGGTGAAACTCGCGTCGATATTGCCTTTACCGCACGCACCGGTGTGGTAGGTGCCTTGACCTTGAAAGATATCATCTGCCGTCTGGTATGGCGGGATATTGACGATGGTCAAGTGTTGTATGAAGTCGCCGGTCATTTGGGTGCAGACGATCAGATTGTGGGTGGTATCCGTAATCTGTATATGGCTGCAATGCAAAACAGTGTGTTTGATTCGTTTATGTTTGCCCTTGACCCGATGCCGAACCCTGAGCAGGTGTTTTTGAGTATCGATAACCCTGCGGGCAATCCTCGGTCGAGTTGGAAAAACGCCAATTTCTTCAGTTTGACTCAAGAAGGTGTCGAAGGTGCCAACAATCTGGTCACTGATGAATACCTGTCTGAGATTTACGAAGAGTTTGCCGGTGGGACGGTGCGACCTACATACATGATGCTGACCGATATATCCGACCTGAGCGTACTCAATATGCTGCTGGGCGTGGTAGATCGTGCCAACAACCACCTGATGATCGAGTTGGATGGATCTATACCACCATTGGATGCGGCCAACCTGTATGAGTCGATCTACACGCCAGATCAGCGGGTGACCACCTACTACAACGGCAACAAGGCCCTTCCACGGGATGCCACCAATCCGAATGTGCCTAAAGTGTTCCGTAGTTGTATGGGGGTGCAGTTTGGCTATCGATTGTTGCGTAATGCAGCAACTGATCAAAACGGTGTGCCACCTCTGCAAATCCCCATCGCAGGGTATGACTTTCCCATCAACTATCGGGGCATGGAAGTCGGGTACAAGCTCACCGAGGCAGTGCTCAATCGTTTGGCGGAAGTGAAGATCATCCCAGTACGGTTTGAGGAACGCTGGATTTTTGGGGATGTGTTGACCAACTACAGCCGCACCGATAGCCAGTTGTATCTGTCTAATGCCGCCGAAATCGAAACGTACACCGCCAATGGTGTGATCCAAATCATTCGCCGCAATCTGCTTAAACCAATGGGCAACCACATTCGTCAATCGACGGATCAGTGCAAGGAGTTTTTGGATCAATGCGTTGCCGCTGGCCTACTGGTGCCATCCGAAGAGCTCGACGGGTTGCCTTATCAACTGTCAATCACCCCACGCGCCGGTCGTGAATTTGATGCGTCCGATGTGATCTTTAATCGTCGTTGTGAAACAGCTGCACGTGCGTCGTATTTGACCACCACTGTTGAACGCTAAACGCAGGGAGTAAACAACAATGTTTGGTAAAGATTTGAAATTTCCCACTCGTCCACGTGCAGATCGTGAAGTGGAAGCCGCCTTGGACAGCTTAAACGCTGAGCAAGCAGCACAGGTGGATCCCATCGATAATCGTGCTGCGATGGCGCTGATGTGGTCGATCCGCGAACAGGCATGGCATGTGGTCAAAGTGACAGTCGATGCCATCAGTGAGGGTAAGCTCGACGGATTGACCCCATCTGAGTTTTTGGATTCAGCGTTGGTTTATGCGATGGGCGTGGATTCCGAAGAGGGCGAACAGGCGGATCCGGTCTTAAACTCGCTTTTTTCGGCACACGTGGCGGATGCCTTGAGCAGCCTTGGCGTACCCGATGACATGGTGGCGGATATCTTCGGTGATGATGTGGCGCTGGCAGATACTTCGCTGGAATCCGCTGCTGATATCGTTATTGAAAATCTACCCCCTGAAGGCGAGCCGATGGATCGCTTTGTGAATGACTTTGTGTATGGCAACCACGATGAAAACGGTGATGATGACCTTGATTCTGAGCTGGATGCGTTGACGGGTAAGCCGAAAAAGCCCATCAGTGCTGGTCAAAAGACCACCAAGAAAGTGAACGGCAAAACCTTGGTGTACAAAGCCACCAAGGTGATGCGTGGTGGTAAACAAGTGGTGGTCAACAAGCGGATCTCTGGCACAGTGAAGCTATCGGCCAAACAGCGTGCTGCACTGCATAAAGCACAGATGAAATCGCATACTGGTGGGGCAATCCGCATGCGTAAACGCTCACTGGCGAAAGGCATTGCCAAAGGACTGTACAAGGCGCATGGTTTGGGCTAAATCGATGTGACGTGACAAGAAGCCCGCATGATGCGGGTTTTTTGTTGCTCGAATAACAGCGCAAACCCACCAAATCCCTCACACCTCACCCTGCATGATCCCAGTCTACATAGACTGGAGATCTTATCCATGCGTGCAGAAATGCCCACGTTGGCAGACCTAAACAACGACCAAGCCGCCATTCAAGGCTTGGGTGCGCCCATGCTGGCCGCCAATGGCATGTTGGAGCCAGTTGGCTTTGAGTCGATGCGGTTTTTGATTAGTGGCTTTACTCGCCCCATGATCACCCTTAATGATCCGGCACAGGTTACATTTGGTGGTGGCTTTGAAACACACGTCGCCGGTATCCCCAAAACCGCCTATCAAATGTCCGTCACCTTTATTGAAACTAATGCCGCTCATATTGCTGAGTTTTCTGAAGTGTGTGTGCAGCAGGGTGGCCGTATGAAATGTTGGGCATACGATGGTCGGCCTGACAATTACACCAATCGTTACCTACTCACCAATGTGACGTTTACCTTCGATGGTGGCGGTGATATCGATAGCACCAATAAATCATCCAATATCAACGTGACTGCAACGATGTATTACAACTATTTCGGTCTATACGAATCGACCCGTAGCGGTGGTGGTGGCTTGAGTGGCTTTTTGGACAAAGTGGAGCAAGTGGTGTCCTTTGGTCGTAAGGCTGCCAACGTGGTACGCGGTATCAAAGGTCTGTTGGGACGTTAAGCCATGACTCAGCCCTTAGATACGGTGATTGGTACGGTAGATGGCAAGCCAGCCCCCGTACAGGTTGGTACAGCCTTAGATCTAGCGGCTGAGATCCACGAAGAGTTGTGTGAGGCGGGTTATTCGCTGGAACTCGATGACGTTGAAAAGTACACGCTCAAAGCCATCCGGTTTTGGGCAGCTTGGACGACGTTTGCAGCACAGCGCGTATTGAATCAAGGTGAGCAGGTCATGCTTGATCAGCTCACCTTGACCGCCTTTGAGTACACCAGCATTAAGCCATTGGCGCGTGCCTATGCTGATGAGCTGCAAGCCATCCGTATGGAAGCCATGCGCGGTATGGGCATAGAGCCGTGGGGAATGACCGCGCAAGAGGCCAAAGCGATCAAAGCACAACTTGAGGCGGATATCCCACGCGATGTGTTTGTGGAAGGCTGCTCTGATGTGACCATTGCAGGGGATATTTTGCCATCTGTGCAAGCCGCGCAGCGTCAACAAGCCCTCGCTGTGGAGGATTGGTTGAATGCAGATCCTTTTTGAAGATGGTCACAGCATCGCAGGGCATGAGCTGCTGTCCACCCGCCTACGCACTGACCTTGTGCCGGTGCCAGTATCACTTGAGTTGGTGGTGAAGCGTACAGCGGATCTATCCAAACGCCTGATCGATCAGGCCAAGATTTGGATGAATGATTGGCCGCTCACCATCGTCAAAACCGAGGACTACCGCAGTCAGTTGTTGCAAGACGGCAAGGCACTCGGTGCCATCAAGGTGATTGCGGTACTGCAAGGCTGTGAGCGATTGCTGTATCCAACTGCCAATGCGGTGATTTTACAAGGTACCAGTTTTGCTGAAGCCTACCGCGCTTGTGGGGCATCGGTGGTGTTTGCCGAAGATATCCCACTGTCTGATTTTGTATGCCTGAAGGGGCAAATCCCCACCTATGAAATTGCCAAGGCGCTACAGCTGGAGGCGGCATGTCTACGCCATACACCCAAAGGCTTGTCGGTACTGCGCCTAGATCGGTTGTTTGTGCTGGATCCGGTTGCGGCATTTGACCCGTCTGATGTGGTGTGGGTGAGTAATCAGGCGGTGGTGGCTGCTGCCATTCCTGAAGTGGTATCGACAGCCAGTGATAACACCACGGTACGCTCAGATGATGACCTCAATCATCGGCCAGTCATTTACCACGCCCGCCTTGATCACCGGCAAATCCAAAACCTTAAAACCGTGTTGGTCACCAAAGCCACCTTACAGCGCCCGCTCAACTATGAGTGGCAAGCTGGACGCTCAGTGCTGATCGGTGAGCGACGGTTTGCCATCCTCACCGCGCTACATCGCACCGATACCGCACCAATGGGTGGCAATCCAGTGTTTGCCAGCAAACTATGGCTGTCGGAGATTGGTGCATGAACCCAAAACTCTACGGATTCTGGCCAGCCACACTGGTGAGCTATAACGCATCCAAGCGCACCGGTGAGGTGTACATCGAGGGGATTACCGATGGGGCAGATCGTGGCCTGACGGCTGAATTTGCCTATCCAGTCGGGGAAAGTGACAAGGATACCGAACTCCAGATCACAGTACCTGCACCCGTCGATGTGTACTTTGAGATGGGAGATCCACGCTGTCCGGTGGTGTTTGCCTTTCGCACCCATCAGGACGGTTCAGCACTGGTGGGGATACGGCGCATC